CGCATTAGTTATGGAGAACTTGGTCTGAGTGAGGCTGAGTTTTGGAAATGCACGCCCCGCTTTTGGCGTTTAAAACTTGAGGGCATGCGGTCCGCACAGACTCAAGAGTACAGAAACCAGTGGGAATTAATGCGCTGGGCGGTTGCTACTTCCATGGCACCACACCTGAAAAAACCAATAGAGCCTAAACGGTTGTTAACTTTTCCATGGGAGGAGCCAGACTATATTAGTATAGAGGAGGCTGTTAGGTTATATTCGCATGTCTTTGACAAGTTAACCCCAGACGCCAAAGCATGAGCGCCCCTATAAAAATAGCCTACAACATATTAAGCAACTACTCAGGGCTTACTGCCTTGGTGAGCACACGCTTAAACCCTTTGCGCATTCCACAAGAGAGCGCTTTCCCTGCCATTAGTTATAACCTAGTTAGCATTATTGCTAGCCCCACGAATACTAGCCACAGCCGCACAGACTTTGCGCGGGTGCAGGTTAACTCATTTGGCACTACATTCGCAAGCGCTACGGCAGTCGCTGAGCAAGTGAGGGCGGCGTTTGAGGCTGCGACATTGCCAGCAACTTTTAACGGCGTTAAATGTCAAACTATTGAACTGGACAGCGAGGTACAATTAACGGACGACGAGGCGGGCTTCGCAGGCATTTACCAAGTTTCTCAGGACTTTATAATTAACTATATTAGGTAATGGCACGCTCGTTAAACATTGTTATTGGGGCAGACATAGAAAAGCTGCGCAAAGGTTTGCAGGACGCTATTAGCGCCATTCAGTCTAGCGGTTCTAAAATGACTGCGGAAACCGCAAAGGCCGCAGGCGACATAGAAAAGAAACTGGCTGCCATTGCTACCAAAAACCCGACTGCTGGAACAGTTAGACAGTTAACCAACTTGGCTATGGAGGCAAGAGCCTTGGGTCCAGAGTTCGCCCAAACCGCTAACGACATTATAGCGGCAGCGGGTAGAATGAAGGACAGCATAGCGGACGCCCGCGCTGAGGTGTCCTACTTTGCTAGCGACACGCGTAGAATAGACGCGGTACTAGGTGGCGTAGAAGCAGCGGCTGGAGCCTTTGGCGCTGTTGAGGGGGCACTCGCTCTGGCAGGTGTACAGAGCGACGACTTGCAAAAAACTATGGCAAAACTCCAAGGAGCAATAGCCTTAGTTAATGGGGTGCAAGCAATTCAAAACGCTTTACAAGCAGAGAGCGCAGTGCGCATGGGTATAACCACAGCGGCGACACAGTTGCAGGCGTTTGTTATGGGGCAGGCTACTATCGCCGCACGGGTTTACTCTGCTGCCTTGGTTGCCACTGGAGCGGGCGCTGTTATTGTGGCTATTGGGTTAGTAATTACTTTATTCCAAAAAAGTGGGAAGGCCATAGACGAGGCTAAAGAAAAACTAGCCAGTTTAGAAAAGCAGCAAGAGCGAAGCCTAACACTGGGCCAGCGCAGAATTAAAAACGAGGAACGCCTAGCAGAGTTAGCAATAAGCAGAGCACAAGCAGAGGGCAAGAGTGAGCAGTATATTTACAACCTTAAAAAGGCAAGCCTAGAAAAACAAAAAGGCATTTACCAACAATACGGAAAAGAAGCCCTTGCGTTATTGGACAGACAGAGAAACGCCGAACTTTACACAGTAGAAGCCAACAGCAAAAAGGCTACTGAAATTAGGGCTAAATACGAGCAACTTGCAGAGGACTTGCGCTATTCTATTAATGAAGAGTACCAAGCCAAAGTAGCAAGCCTGCAAATGGACGGCAATGAAATTGCGCAGAACATTCGCGAGGACAATTTAAAGAAACATAAAGACAATTTAAAAAAGGAAGAGGACGCTGTAAAAGAGTCGCAGCAGCGCATACTAGACTTATACTCTTTGGACCGCGCAGGCATAGCCAAGGAAATTAAAGCGCCTAAAATAGTTGCACCTAGTGGGCCTATTACTTCTACTAGCAAGGAACTGGACGCGGAGACTAGAGCCTTAAAAGCGGCACAGTTGGAGCGCGAATTAAACCAAGCAAACTATGAGGAGCGAATGACAGCCAGCATGGGCCGCGTTAACGACGCCTTTAATAGTTTAGCGGCTGACGGGGTTACTGCATTCGGTGAGGCTATTGGCGACATACTTAGCGGAGGGACTAGTAGTTTTGAGGACTTCGGTAAAAAACTTTTGCAGGCTGTGGCTCAATTTATGCGAGCCTTTGGTACTGCGTTAATTACTACGGCTACCGCCTCCGATGTGTTTAAAAAGTTTATATTGAAAAAGCCAGAGGTAGCAATAGCGGCAGGGGTTGCCTTGGTTGCTGGCTCGGCTGCCATTACTGCAATGCTAAATAAAGGGCCAAAGGCTACCGCGTTTGCGGACGGGGGTATAGTTAGCGGGCCTACATTGGGCTTAGTTGGTGAATACCCGAACGCTAGAAATAACCCAGAAGTTATAGCGCCTTTGGACAAACTTAAAGGCATGCTAAACACTGGTGAAAGTGGCAGCGGCTTTGTGGCTAGCACAACTATACAAGGCAGGGACTTAGCCCTAATTATTGAACGGTATAACAAAGACAAAAGGCGCGGGTAATGGCACGAATTTACTACGGCTCTTTTTTGAGCATTGAGAATAAAGAGTACAGAGTAGAACTGTGGGACGGAGCCACTGGCTCAAGTGCAAATAATTACGCGAGCCGTTATGCCACAAGAGTTACAGCAGCAGGAGGGTACCAAGAGGGCAAGAGTTGCCTACTAGAAAAGTTACTAGTGCTGGAGGACGCCACAGAGTTAACGCTAGCGGGCGACGGGTTCACTATTGAGCGCCAAGGTAACGGCGAGACTTATTACCAAAACTATATTAGGCCCAGCCGCATTAATACCTTTTGGCACATGCCTAGCGACACGGTGCGCAATGCCTTTATAAACATAGCCAATAACGAGGAGAACAAATTTGCCGTAATTATTTACCGTGACGGCTCGCTATTTTATGTGGGTAGAGTTGTGGCGGACCAAGCAGACTACTTGCGCGAGAGCATTAATGGGGCGCCAATTTTTGACTTAACAGCGGTAGACTCTTTGAACTTGTTAGAGGGCTTCAACATAAGCCCCGCATGGTTTACGGACGGCTACGCTACTGGCTTGCACATTATACGCAAGTCTTTGGAAATGTGCGGGCTAGACGACTACTGGACGGCGCTAGGTGAAAATACCTACCTGCGCGACGGGGTTACAATGTATGACACTGCGCAGGCAAGTTACAAGGGTCTTGCCAACACTAAGTTTAACCTGCTTAGTTTTTATAGCAACTTTGACCCGTTTAGCGATGTTGCATTTATTGACACTACCGACCCCTTTGTAGCAACTACCGACATAGACTTGCTGACATGCAAGGACGCCATAGAGCAAATTATAAGTATTTATGGCAGCCGCATGACATTAGAAAGCGGGGCGTTTTGGATTTTACCGCAGGACGCTTACAACGCTACCAGTTTAACGACGCGCATTTACAATGCCGCAGGCACTTACCAGAGCACTGGGCTTACTACTCACGCGGTAGCGTTGGCAGCGGACCAGAGGCCACAATGGGAAGCCAAGCCAACACTAAGTTACCAGCCTCCAGTTAGGCAAGTGGACATTATAGAGGAGCGCCATAATTCTATATTTGCCTTAAGGACTGAGCCAGACAACAATAGTATAGAGTTGTCACTTCTAGACAAAACAATAGTGCAAGCGTCGCCCACTAGAGTGCGCATGCTTTGCAAATGGTTTGACGACTCTTATATAGCACTAAGTTCTAGCAGCGCTAAAAAGTACCAGCGTTATATTTTTTATTACAGAGTTTATGTGCAAAACTCAGGAGGCGCGACTTACCAGTATAGCCCCATTGTAAATAACTATATTAGCGTAGGTAGTCCCGTTTGGATGACTCAAGAGCTGACAGTTACTAACGCCCGTAATAACTATAATACCCATGTTATGGACTTTGTTATGCCACCGCCTCCAAGCGGTTACACAAGGTTGACGGCAGAGTATTACATAGAGGCCGAGCAGGGTATGTTTGTGGCACCTAGCAACTGGGCAAGTTCTAGCAGTTACCCTATTGCATTCTGGGGAACCGTTAGCGCAGCGCAGCCTTACGGCACAATAGAAAACCCCAGTTTTGAGCGGACCACTAAGAACTCCGTAACAGTTAGCGGAGCCAGTGGCAACAGCCAGTTAATAGAAGTGAAGCCAGCATACTACGACGGCGAGGGACTCTATGGCTTTGGTACTGTTTATGTCTACAACGGCAGCACTTGGGTAGTAAGTTCGGACTGGTATAGCGGCTATGCTTCTGCAACTCACGCCGAGCTGAGCGAAATTCTGGGCAAGCGTATTGGCGGCCAATATAATAAATTTGTTAAAACTATTCAGGGAACATGGCACGACGCTGGAAGCCTGAGCGCTATTAAGTCGTTAAGTTTTGACTCTGCTTTTTGGTTATTCAATGGCGGTACCTTTAACCCTCGTTTTGAAACTTGGCAGGGCGAGTGGCTTGCAATGGCACCCGACTACTCAGTAGCAACTGGAGGCGGTAGTACAGACTGGAACCCTAGGACGGGCGAGCGCACAATTACAAACCGCTTAAATTACCACGAGTTTGCAATTACCAAACTTAACCTAGAAACCTCGGCAGTTCAAACGCGGGTACTTGAGTACCTCGTAAACCAAGCAGACGGGGCGCCTACTACACAGCCAACCGAGAACACCCGCTGGGAAGTAATGCTGCAATATACTGACAGCAGCGAAGTTTTAGACTGGCATATTCAAGAACACAACGCTAGCGTAACTTACACCGCAGGAACTCACACCATTACAAACGGCTACGAGTTAATTATTTGCAATAGCACGGACGGCAACGTAACAGTTAACTTGCCTCCAGCAAACGAGAGCAAGGGTAAAAAGTACTATTTTAAAAACTTAGTAAGTGCGCATGTTACAACTATTAGCGGGAACGGTTACAACATAGACGGCTCAGGCACCTATGTAATGGGCACGGCTTACGCTACCGCAACCGTAATAAGCAACGGCGTGCAGTGGTACCTTATTTAATTTGTTAACGAGTTGGCTCTATTGTGTTTGTAAATTGCAGGCACTATGGCACAAGCAAGCGCAGACATTATAGCAGGCTCGCAGGGTTTTAAATACCATGCGGCTGCAACCGTTACAAGTGTAAGTTATGACGCGGTGGTACCTACTGAGGACACCGTGTTTACCAGCTTTACAGTTACCCAAGAGAATGGCACCGCCACCAATGTATTGAGCGCACGCGGAATGAGCGGCGTTACTTTCCAGCAAGGGGCATACTTGCCAGCGGGTAAAGGCAATAAAATTACTGGCTTCGTAATTAGCAGCGGTTCTGTAATCGGTTACTAAAATGCTAGTAAGTCAAAACCTCGGAATTGGCACGCGGGGCACGGCATACAAAGGGCAGGGCTGGGCTCTGGTTAAGTTGTATAAAGCGCGTGTAACTGCGGACGGTGGCTATTACGAAGGCATCGGCTGTTTACTTAGAAAACTTAACAACTTATAAAAATGAGCGACTTATTAAATAAAGCGTCCCTAGTAATGGTGCCCTCTGGCTATAAGGAGGACACGGTTTATAGTGTAATCCCCACCGACGGAAGCGGTGACCTTTCATTTACCCGTGCATCCAACGGAACACGCATAAATAGTGCGGGATTGGTTGAGGTAGTGCCGTGGAATTTGTTTGACAATTCAGAAAATGCATCGGGTACCAATTGGGGGAATGTATACAACATTTCAAGTATTACCGCAAATTCAACAACTGCACCTAATGGGACAAATACGGGGAATTTAATAGTTGAAAATAGTGTTAATAGTACGCATTGGTTTGAACAAAGTTTTTCAGCAATTGCGGGAACACAATACACAATTTCAGTTTATTTTAAAGCAAAAGAACGCACACAATGTGTTTTTTATGGATTTGCTGACAACGGAGTTTTTGTGGCTCAAATTGTAATTTTTGATTTGTCAACGGGTGCAGTCGTAAGCCAAAGCGGAACACAAACGAATAGCATTGAAAATGTTGGGAACGGGTGGTATAGATGTTCAATGACCTTGACTTCTGGTGCAAGTGCGACTGGGTATTTTGCATATGGCTTGGCAAATGGTGGAAGTAATAGTTATCAAGGTGACGGAACAAGCGGATTGTATATGTGGGGCAGACAATTAAATACTGGTACATTAAAACCCTATTTCCCAACAACCGACCGCCTAAATGTTCCACGCCTTACATACCAAAATGGGGGCGGGGGGTGTCCGAGTTTGTTGTTGGAAAAGCAGAGTACGAATT